GGGATACACTGTGCCGGAGGGGGACGTGATCTTTGATTGGCACAGTCGAATAGGTCAGAAACGGATAGGAAAGTAAGAGGATGGCTAAATTGCCAGCGTTCCAATTTTATACCGGAGATTGGCTGAAAGACCCCGAACTATCTATGTGTTCACCGTCAACCCGCGGTATCTGGATAGACCTTCTCTGTGCTATGCACGAAATGGATCGCAGTGGTCAAATCACTGGGACGACCGAACAGTTAGCTCGTCTCTGTCGTTGCACTGCCGTTAATTTCGTCCAAGCATTAGAAGAATTGAAGGATACAAATACCGCGACCGTAACGGAGCGTAACGGAAAAGTAACGGTCATTAATCGGCGTATGAAACGCGAAGAAAGAGAGCGTAAATCACGGAATGAACGGGCTTTACGTTATCGGCAAAAAATGAAGCGGGAAAGTAACGCAGAAAGTGACGGCGAAAGTAACGCAAAAGTAACGTGTATATCTTCATCTTCATCTTCATCTTCAATAAAAGAAAATAATAATATAAAAGAAAAAATTACATTCTCGTTTCAGTCAGGTGGTTTTGAAAACATAACCTCGGAAGATATTCTGGCGTGGTCTGAAGCTTATCCGGCGGTAGATGTTCAATTGTCAATCAAGCAGGCTGCGCAATGGCTTATCTCAAACCCTTCAAAACTCAAGAAAAATTACAGGCGATTTTTAACTAACTGGTTTGCGCGAACGCAGGAAAAAGGAGGTAACAAAAATGGACAATCAAACTCAAACTCAAACTATCGGCCAAGTCTTAACGAGCAGGACTGGGGACAGGCACTTATCCCAAACTAAGCTCTGCAAGTGCGGCAAACTGTTCGAGGTAACAAAGCTATTCGCTCAGATACTGACAAGCGAGTTTTGTCCCGAATGTGCGGACAAGCAGCGTGAAGAATACGCACGCCAAGAGCTGCGAAAAGCAAGGATGGACAGAGCCGCACGGATGCGGCAATCTTTGAGCAAGGTTATACCGCCGCTGTTTGCCGGTGCTCATCTTCGCAGTTTAAGCAAAGCAGTCAAGGAAGCATTGCTGAGTTTCGACAGCAAAATAGGGCTTGTTCTTTTCGGGCCGGTCGGCAGAGGCAAGAGCTTTGCTTTGTGTGCGTTAGCAAGGCACTTTATTCTCAAACGCAAAAAAGTTGTTCGAGTTACCTACGAAATGCTCTGCCTGCAAATCAGGGACACTTACAAGCAAGGCAGCAGGCTAACGGAACTTGATGTTATCCGGCCGATGATGGATTGTGATTGTCTGATCATCGAGGACATCGGCTCGACAACTTCCATCGGCAGGAACGAGAGCGATTTTAGCAACCGGACGATATTCGTGCTGATCGATAGCCGCCTTGAGGCTTGCAGGCCAACGTTCATCAGCACTAACAAGTCGCGCAAAAACCTTGAGGCAAGTTTTGATGAGCGAATCGCCAGCAGGCTCGGTTTGTTCAAGTGGATTGGCATTGGCGGGGAGGACAAGAGGAAATGAATCAGTATGATCTTGAAATAACGGTGCTGGGCGACCCCAAAGCACAAGGCAGGTTTACAAAGTGATATTGATGATCTGCGAAATGGACTTTGAAAAAAGCAAGGAGGCACAATGACCCTTGAACAGTTAATCACCAAACTCGACGCCGTTACCGAATGGCAGAAAAGAGCGTACCGGCAGTACCGGTGGATCAAGTGGGAATACCGGATAATGATTGCCCTGCTTTGCCTGTGCTGTATTGAGAACCTGATTATCTTTTTGAGATTGGGAGGGGTATTGTGAAAATCTTAGCAATTGACCCCGGAAATGTAAAATCTGCCTATGCCGTTTACCGGGACGGCGCGTTTATCGAACACGACATCATAGAAAACCCTGTCATGCTCCATATCATCAAGCAATTCGAGGCCGACTGTGTTGTCATCGAGCGGGTGGAATGTATGGGCATGGCGGTAGGCAAGTCCGTCTTTCAAACCTGTGAATGGATCGGGCGGTTTATTCAAGAGGCCGTTTCCCATGCCGAGGTTTACACTATCGGGCGGCGCAATGTCAAGATCCACCTTTGCGGGTCCATGAAGGCCAAGGATTCCAATATCCGGCAGGCCGTGATGGATCGGTTCGGCTCTACTCGGGAAAAGGCAATCGGGACAAAGAAGGCCCCGGGCCCCCTGTACGGAGTGCGCAAAGATGTGTGGTCGGCGGTTGCCATTGCCCTGACCTCATCGGAGAACCGGGAAGGGTTGGTGAGGCACGAATGAAACCCCACGTAAAAAACTACCTGAAGGCCCACGGCTACGGCGAACAGGATTTTATCCCCTGCGAGGAGTGCGGTCGTCAGGCCGTGGATATTCACCACAAGATTTTCAGGAGTCAAGGCGGGACGGATGAAGTGGATAATCTGATTGCTTTATGTCGTGATTGTCACGAATATGGCACATGGAAAGGTGAAAATATGAGCCACCCACTGAAATGGCAGTCAGTAAAACCCTCAGCTTGCCGCCACGCTTACGAGGATTGCGCAGGACGCGAGAAAAACAAAAACCCGACCCACGGTAGGGTCAGGGAAAAAGAGCGGCTTAAATCGCTTTCTGTTGAATAACCAACAATAAAAGATAGAAATTAAGGAGAAAGTGAAAAATGAAAACCTGTGAAACCTGCGAACACTACCCCGACTGTAAAGCCGACCCGGACTGTGGGGAATTGAAGGTGTGTGAGTTTTGGAGTAATTCACCGGCGGAAGCCGACCCGGTTCTTTTGGCGGAAAATGAACGGCTGAAAGAAACAGCCAAGATAGCCATTCAGGAGATTGGGGCGTGGAGTCGGAAGGCGGGGAAATTAGAGGCGGAAAATGAACGGCTGAAAGAAGCGTTGCAGTCATTGTACGATGAGCAGAACGGCCCGCCGTTGATCCGTTACCAGAAGTCCTGGGAAGCGGCTATGGATAAGGCAGAACAAGCCCTGAAAGGAGGCAAGTAAAATGTTACCGTGGAACGAAAGAGTAACGATGTTGTCAATTAATCCAGATGCGGCCAACCGGAACGATGTGGCGAGAATGGCGGCTGAATTGATGGAGGCGAACCATGAGAATGCACGGCTGTGGGATAAGTTAAAGGCAATTCATGAAATTTGTGAAACCTGGCTGGGGAAAGGCAACTGCAATGAGTGTGACTCAGCCAGGATAATAGCCAAAGCCGCCCTTGAGGATAAGCGGATTAAAGAGAATCAGACAAAACGCAGAAAGGAAAAGCCTGATGCCTAAAGGCGGTACTTCGATCGACCTGGCCGCGGCGCCGCTGCACTGGATGTGTCACGGCTGCGGAGGCGTCGGACAACAAATAGGAATCCTGTAGTGGTTCGCAGGTTCGGGCTGGTATGGATGCCCGCCCGCCTGCAATTTTTAAGCAGGAAACAGTTTTAAGAAAGGATTTCGTATGAGTGAACTATTATTGCAATTGGTCAAATCATTGGTAGCGGCAATGTCAGCGATGCTAACCGCCGAACAGGTCAAGAAAATCATTGATAACGCCTTTGATGCGATTGAGGAAAAGGTAGCTGATAGCAGTACCCATTGGGACGATGTTATTGTGCTTCCGATGATCAAGGCGTTGCGGGCCGCCCTCAATGTGCCAGACAATGATGAGACTGAAACGGTTTCGGATTAGGTGGATGAAACGGCATATCCGGCCTCGTTATTACAAATATAGCGGGGCCGGAAAAAGCCCTTGGAGTAACGAAAATGAAAAACTGGTGGAAAATTATGATTGCGGCAATTTCTTCAATCATCCTGATTTGGAAGGATTGGTTCAGCCGTGAATCCAAAGCGAAAAGGGAAGCTTATGAAAAAGCAGAACAAAAAATTGATAGTGATGCGGATACTGCTGATTTGCAGTCCGATTTGGATGATTTGCTTAACGGGATGTAACAACGTAACACTGTACCCGCTCGAAGGCGATCACATTATCAATGTCAAAGCGGACGAAGAATTTACCGCCCCGCGAAATGGCTATTTCCTCTCTGATGAATATTTCAAAAAGGTCCTCAAGGCTCAGGTGAAGGAATTTTGATTATGAAGATTGAAATTTTCAAAGGCAAAGGAAAAAAGAAGCAGTTTTATACCGGATTAAATCAGGGAATGGGCGTGATGAAAACTGGAACTAAGGAATGGGCCAAGAGCAACTTGAACTTTCAGCTTGGTTGTGAACATGGATGCCGTTATTGCTATGCTCGTGAGATGGCGGTAAACAGATTTAACCGCTGCACTGTTGAGCAGTGGACGCAGCCGGTTATCGACAATGAAAAAGTCGATCAACCACGAGGCAAGCGTAAAGGCATTATCATGTTTCCGTCAACTCACGATCTTACACCCCTGAATATGTCTCAATATCTCTGTGTTTTACGAAAATTGCTCGATGCGGGAAATAAAGTCCTGATTGTCAGTAAGCCGCATTGGAGTTGCATCACGGTAATTTGCGATTTTTACACAGAATTCAGAGATCAGATAATGTTTCGGTTTACCATTGGCTCAATGAATGATGAGATTCTTTCATTTTGGGAACCGGAAGCCCCGAACTTCGCCGAAAGATTGGCTTGCCTGCAATATGCTTTCCAGCGTGGATTTAAGACAAGTGTTAGCTGTGAGCCATATCTTGACCCTTATGTTGTTTACACCTATACCGCCTGCAAGGGTTATCTTACGGATAGCTTCTGGATTGGAAAATTAAAGCATTTTGACCGCAGAGTTGACCTTTCGGGCATTTCAACAGAGGAAATAGAGAAATTCGTCAAGCCACTTAAAGCCGCTCAGGGTGATGATATTGTTAAAAGTATGTATCGCCTGCTGGATGGTCGGCCGTTTGTACAGTGGAAAGATTCAATCAGATCACAGGTGTTGACCCGTCAAGTCTGATGGGCATGAGGACCGCCGACGGTGATACTGCTGACTTGCAGTCTGATATTGATGATCTGCTCAATGGGCTGTAGTGGCCCAGGAGTAACGCTCTATCCGCTGGAAGGTGACCATATTATCAACGTGGCTGCCAACGAGGAATTTACCGCTCCGAGGGACGGATACTTCCTTTCCGATGAATATTTCAAGAAGGTCCTCAAGGCCCAGGTCAAGGAATTCTGACGGGGTTTCAATCCCTTCTTATTCAGGGGTGGTTTGTAACATAAAAAAAGGCCCTTTACGGGCCTTTCCTTCGATGATCCGGGTAATTGATTAGTTTCTCTATACAGTCCTTTGGGTACAGCTTCAATGTTGAGTGCACCCGTAGGCACTCAATTTTAAGGTTTTTTATCCGCTGCCGCAGGGTGCTGTATTTAAGATTTGTAGCGTCTTCCAGTTGGCTCAATGTTAAATAATCGTCAAGGTTCATGTTTGTCTCCAATAATCAAAAATCAAACCGTTCATATCGTTTAGCCTGATCCGTCTTTTCAGGCTCAAGTTGTTTCTTACTCCGCCGCTGTTTTGGTTAATTTATAGTTGCCCAGCCGGCGTAATAATTCATCGTGGTTGACACCCCGGCCGTACTCAACGCCCAACTCATCGCAGGCAACACGGATCTCATCGAAAAACTTGCCCTTGCAGGCATCAATATTAACCTGACCAGACTGAGTGATCGCCGCGAATCCATTTTTATAGATTCGGACATTGTCACCGCCGCTCCAGACGCGGGACTGTGCGATCTTTGCGGCAATCTTTTCAGCTAATTCAATTCGTTCTTTTGTTTCCATTTTCAATCTCCTTTCTAAATTAGAAGGGTAATTTTGTTTTTAATCCCAGGTTTTCACGCGCCCTCAGAATCGCCTCGCCCTGCGTGCGGCCCTTCCCGATTATTCTGTTGCAGGGGGTTTGATAATCCCTGTGCCCGCCTGTCCCGCCACTGGGCGTGTGGCGGCAATATCTGGATGTTTCGGTGTGCGCGACTTCATATCCGCCGGCCCCGTCCATCCTAACACAACAGCATTTTGGCAAATAATAGCTTTGTCTCATTTTCAGTCTCCTTTTCAGGTTTTAGCCACTGGCCCGGCTATTTTACGGATAGCGCGGGCCTTTTTTGTGGCTGGTTCAATAATTTTCATTCACATTAAAATATTTTCTCAGTCCGGCCTTCGGGCCGGACAAATAGTCATAATCTGGCCCGGCGGCCGGACGGCGCGGATTTAGGGCCCGGAAGCCCACAAATTTAAAGATGGAGGTTTTAACCCCATCTTTTACCACCGCCTCGCGGGCGGTGGTGGAAACCAGAACGGTAATCCCCGCATCGATCAAGAGAGAGGCGAGAACAAAGCAAAAGCTCTGCTCGCCCATGAGGTGCACCGCGCCCCTAAAATTAGGGGCGTAGCACGTCTCTGCCGCTAATAAAATTGATTTAAACATGTCGTCCGCCATGCGACGGACGACGTCCATATCCGCCTCCGGCGGGATTACCGGAAACGGAATATCCACCACCTGCGAGGTGGTGGAAGGATCGACCGCGCCGCATTTAGCGC